AGTCTGTATCCCTTCTCAAGAGATTTTCCTACGGTGTCAAGAACGCGACTATCATTGCCGCGTTTACGTCCGGAGTTCTTCTTGAGTTTGATGTCGTTTACATCCACAGAAATGGTGCAAACATACTTACAAGAAGCATAGTTGGGGCGTCGATAACCACGAATTTGTTTTGCCAGTTCGTTACGCTCATCCTCTGTCTTAGGATGTGGAATGTAATTATCGGGAACGTTGATTCCGAAACCTTTGTCAGTCATTTGATTGTCCAGTTATGCAGTGTGCAATGCGGTGAGGAATCCCTCAACCACAAATGCAATATACGATGAATCCGCTGCCCTGTCAACCCTCTGAATGATTAGAAGAACTTATCTAACCCAACTGGTTCACCAAAGGAATAGTCATACTCCAGAGCATCAGCACAAACATAGTGACAATGTGTTACAGGCACTCCCAGGCGGGCACAAAGTTCTATATGATTGTCTTCCATCATTTCTACGGCATACAACATATTCTCCAGAACATGATGTTCACTGTGGTATTGACACAAACGATTCTTCAATCCCACAAGAAAGTTACCACAACCAGCAGAGTTGTCGATGAATGTGCTGTTAGGATCTTTCAGTAATTCAATATCAATCTCATCAATCATGTGCTCAACAAGTTCCATCGGAGTGAAAACTTCTTGAGTCTCTTTGATACGTTCATCTGAACGTTCAATCGAAGATCCTACCTTCTGATTGTGTGTATTCTTCGCCATACTTTTCTTCAAGACATTTGATATACGTTGTGATTAAATCATTCTTGCCGAAGTGATACCTGCCATTGCATTGTGATGCGGCAGCACGAAACTTATCAGCAAATTCTACCATATTATCAATAACTTTACTATCCTTTGCCCGCAAGAAATGATGACCTTTTGCGTAGTGAACAAAGTTTTCAGTTTTTACTCTACCACTGGGTCCACAACCATACTCACCCACGAAAACATTTGCTTCATCTCTACGTTCATAGGGTAGAAATTCAAAGTCTGGGTGTTCATGTACCATGGGTATCTCACCCACGCCCGTGGTAAATCTCGATGAGTTTTTTACTTCCCAGTGTTGCTTAACAGCATTGATTCCTCCTGGGAATGTTGCGGAATCTAGATCTTCATCGATGACACAATGAAGATGTCCCACAATCTTATTCAGTGAGGATGGTTTCCGCACAGAAGTTGGCAGGACAAATCGAATATCATCAGTGATTTCTGATGTTTTATTCAGAAATTTGATGGCAAGGTTTCCACCCACACCGTATGGTGGGTTACCTATGGCGAGTGTAAATCTTTTCATATACCATATTTTAGCGCAAGTGTGAATCTATGTCTATCCCTAAAACTTGTCGCTCTGTGCATTATTTTTGCTGGAAAGTAAACCATTCGATTTGGTAGTGGAAGAATACCTACAATCTCATCATCAATCAGAAACTGTGTCTCTCCACCAAAATCTAAGTTCCATTCATCATTGCTGTAATATAAAAATGTAACCCCATGTGAACCATCAATGTGCCAATATGGATTCTCACCAGGCGCAAAGCAGTTGACATACATTCTATTAAGAGTCAACCCATCTACAAGATTCTCAGTCTTAGATTGAAACAATTCATATATGCTGTTTGTCTCATCAATCTCATGCACCATTCCTGTAGGTGGCATGTTATCACAATCAGTCTCACCATAATTATATGATGCCATCTTACAGTAATCAACTACTGAGTACGCATCATCTACAGAAAGAAAATTATCAATAACTTCAATCATGATGCAATAACGTTTCCATATCTAGTTAATTTAATATTGAATGATATTGTAATTCTGGGTATATCTGATACTTTTTGTGGGATTACCCGATGTGCAAGATATGTAGGAAACATTAAAAAGTCTCCTTCTTTTATATTCAATTCAGCGTATTCAGAAATATAATCAGAATCAAAACAAATTCCTCTTATAGAACTGATTGGGTCTCTAAATTCTGGAGATGTATGACATTCTTCATCATACGATAGAAAATGAATACAAGAAAAATGATCTGGTGTTTTCAAATACTCTGGTGGAGTTATATGATCATGTAATTCTTGATATGAATTTTGGTCATACAAGTTATACCAAATATTTCCTACTTCAAGTTCATATTTTCTATCGATAAACTCATCAAAACATTTTCTATAAGAATTATATAATTCGTCTCTATACTGAGAAATAACTTCTTTTCCTTTTGGTTCTCCACTCCACGAAGTCTTAATACTTGTAGTTGCCCATCCTTCTGGAATTTCTAGAGAATTAGATGCTTCTAAAATTTTAGGGACTAAAAGTTCTTTTAATTCAGAATTATTTTTTACTTCTGATTGATAAACAACTACCGGAAATAGCTCTATAGATCTCATCCCTTCAAAAGCAACAAACCGATTCTACTCATCATCAGCGTCTTTGTCAAGCTCATCGTTATCTCTGTAACACATAAAGTTTGAGACACAGTATCTACCCATTCCAGCAAAATAATCAGAATCTTCAATAGAAACTTTTTTTACAGCATGTTCTACCCATCCAGGAAAAATTATGGTATGATTATGTTTACACTCCAACTCATATTTGTATTCTGGAAACTCTAATTCACCACCAGTAAATTTCTTTGGTTCTTTGTAGAAATATGAAAATGCCAAGAATGGCATAGTATGGTCGGTGTGTGGTTCATAATAATCTCCATCATGATAATATCTAAGTTTAGTAATATCTTTATCCACGAGAGGAGCACATTTACATGATGGATGTGTATCTGCAAAAACATCTAATACACCGCTAGTAAACAACTTTCTATTCACCGTAAGTATATTTGATATATCTCGATATAAATCCCCATAGACATCATCTAAGATAATTGCTTTAGCATTAGTTGCATCCACTACTCCACCATAATCTTTTGCTTCCAATAACTTATTTGGTTTAGTATAAAAATTTAATTCTTCCCAAATTAAATCCAACTCTTCTTCATTGTAAAAGTTTTTAATTATTAGATGTGGAAATGGACCATCAAATGCATCTACATGAATATCTTCTCTATTGTTCATTTTGAATCCATCCCCAAGTTGTAGCAATATACTTTGCATTTTCTCCAATGGGAGGATTTCCTCTGTGAGTATGCGTAAATCCCGCTGGGAAAATTAAAATATCACCAGCAACTGCCTTCTCTCTTTTATTCCAATATAAAAATTCAGTTTCTCCACCCTCAAAGTCATCATTTAGATATGCTTGGACAACAAAATATCTTTGAGCAGTAAAATATGTACCATTTTCATGATGCCAATTATGAAATCCTCCACCTGGAGCAATTCTTTTCAACTTCATATCGTGCATTAAAAATCTACTGTTGCTCAGAATACTGAACTCCTCTAAGTAATCTTCAATACATGGTTTCATGTAATGTAGTATTTCTTCAGCAACCCTACTATCACCAATTAAATCTATATCATCATAGTCACAGGTTATATTCGATGACATATCATCTTTGTAATGTCTGCGATCTCTTTCATTACCCGTGAGCAGACTATTATTATAGAGATATTCAATATGTTTTTTTATCTCTTCGCAACCTTCAGGTGGTATAGCTCCCTTATATCTTGCAATAAAGTCAGTGTGCATAATAAAGACTCAGTTTTGATTATTTATCTGATGCCTCCATTTCGTTGTTGACCAAGAACCTGTCCATTATTGTAAAGCGTATAGCTACCTAATGCTCTACGGATTGAATCTCCAGCATGTCCACCAGTAGCACCTTGTCCTATTTGACCTTTGTTAGAACTACCATTTCCACCCTTACCACCATCTTGCCCTAATCCGCCACCAGTACCACCGTTACCGGCTATCGCTTCGTTACGATTGTTTCCACCTTCACCACCTTGTCCACCACTGGTTTTAGATCCAGGTCGACCTGCTTCGCCTCTAGCGTAACTTTTTTTCCTATCAGTCTTTTGGTTTTTTGGACCTTTACCAGACTCAGGTCCACCTTGACCTACTCTAAAACCAGCTCCGCCGCCGCCACCGCCACCAGCAGCGTGTCTGTTATGAGCGTCATCTTGATAGGCACCACCGCCGCCGCCACCGCCTCCACCGCCTCCAGCGATGAGTCCACCATTTTTTACATGAACATCACAATTATAGGCAATACCTAAACCACTACTTCCTCTCGAACCATTTTTTCCGCCATCGCTATTCTGTCTTCCACCCTTTCCACCCTTTCCACCAGCACCTAAAATTTTCCCATTTCCGCCAACATCAACTCTTAAAACAGTATTGCCACCCCAATTACGACCAGTTTTAACAGCACATAGTTCAATATCTGCACCATTATCAGTGACCTCAGAACCAATTGTTTTATTCACATGAAGATATATTTTGCATCCACTACTACTTGATGGTTTTGACCTAAATCCACCAATAACTTTAACTTTATTTCTTCCATAACGTTGAAATCCAGGTTCTGGTCTTACTTCTTCACCACCACTCCAATAATCTACAACAATATTCAATCTCTTCCCATGGAAATCACTGAATCTAATTGTCCCACTAGTCGGAATAGTTGGAGAAAGATTACCACCAGTACCATCATTATCTAAACCTAATGTCCCTAAATCACCAACGTCAGGATCTGCAATTCTATATTCTCCCAAAGATCTACGGGGATTTTGACCAAATTCTCCTTCAATTTGACTGAATGAAAGTGTGTTTGGACTAGAGGGTAAAGCCATCAGTGAAGATCCTCCCAAGCATTTCCTGTATAAACTCTTAATTTATTAGCATCAGTGTTGTAAACTATTGCACCAGTGTGAGTTACTAATCCTGTCTGTACTGCATTACTTACCATTGGTGGTAACATAAAGTTGTTGGTTGTAATTCCAACTCCCTGACCATCAAAATCTCTTTGACCCATTCCTCCGGATAAATCTAGCAATCCACGAGGAGTATCTGTAGCAACACCAATAGTGTTGAATACTGTTACAGTACCGCCGACAGTTAGTTCAGACTTGTCATCTAGTGTAGTAGTTGAAATAGCAACACTACCACCATTATTAACGATTAACTGTTGAGCACCTGTTCCTACTACAAGAACAGTGTCATCTATTGGTACAGCACCATTCAAAAGGATGCTTTCTGCTTCTATTGTACTTCCAACAGAAATACGTTGTACGGTAGAAATACCAGGTCCATTTATATTACCAGTCAAATTACTAGTAATGTTAGATGCACTGAAAACATCTGCCTCTAATCCTCTGCAAGTTAAGTTGGCATCAACATCTACATTATCCTGGAAGGAAGAAACACCAACTGCCCTAAAAGAACCATCTACATGCAGTTTCTCGGTTGGTTGAGTAAGACCGATACCCAAGTTACCCTCATAAGTGAGAGTCATCACTGGGAATTGTTTATGAAGCCAATTCCAACTACCTGTACCTAATCCAACATTACTACCTGCTTGCAGATAATAGTTGAAGTTACCATCAGCATAGTTGATAAGATCAAACGAATTTGATTCACTATATTGTGTTCCAGGGTTTGATTCACCAAAACGAATAGCACCATTGAATCCTTGCGGACTCATTGATCTTCCTATGGAGATGGTTGCAGTATCTGTGTCAGAAACAAGTTGAAGTGTTGCGATAGAATCTCTTCTTATAGCAATGGAACTATTTGTAAAATCATCAGTTCCAATACCCAATCTTCCATCAATGAACAAATCAGATGTTACTGTAGCAACACCAACAGTCATATCAGCAATATCAACTTCTGCTGTATCAGTAAGTGATGATGCAGTTGTTGCTGTTCCAGTTACATTACCTGTAACATCACCAATGAGATTACCTGTAACGTCACCTGTAATACCACCGATAAAACTAGATGCTGCAACAGCATTTGCAGTTAAGATACCAACAACAATATTTGGCACTCCACTTAAACTTAATGCTGTCGATGCAGTTCCTGTCAGATTACCTGTAAATCCACTAGTAGCAGTAACTAATCCTGCCTGAACATTTCCATCAAATCTAGTTGCAGTAATTACACCAGTTACAACAAAATCGTTTGGAATCTTGGAGTTTTCTAGTACAGGAAGTCTGTCATTAGTAACGGTTCCAGATGTAATATTATCTGCATCAAGCAGAGTTAAATCAGAACCAATGCCAACAAACTTATGTGCAGTCGTAATACCACTGATTAAAAGATTGCCAGTAGAACTAATACCAACACCAGATATAAAACCAGCA